AAGGATTTAAGATGATAAGAGAATTAGTAATATTCATAATCTTTGGAACTATTATAATATACCTATTAGCAGACTTAGACCTATTGCCTGATTGGTCTGAATGGAAGGAGTTATTGATACCATGAGCATATTCAAACCGAAGAAAGATGATTTAGGAAGAGAATTACAGGCCAACAAAGAGATGAACACGATGAATGTTGGGGCTTCTGATGGTATTTCTACCGAATATCAGCTTGACCAGAAGGAAGACCAGAAAGAACTGGCAAGATGGCAGCAGGATATAGGACCAGAGGTAGATATGATGATCCATAGGTTGAGGAGAGAGATCAATACAGGCACAGCTGATTCTCCTGAATGGGTACAGTCAGAATTACCCCCTATGTGCAACGATAGGGCCATTGCGATGATGGTTGATCTGATACAGCCTCTAACCTCAAAGAACCTGATGATGTCAAAGTACAAAGAAGAATGGATATTCAACAGGTTGAGGAGCATCACTTGCGATGTTATCGGGAATATTTCAGTTATGAACTCATATTATGAGATAAACCTTGCAGACGCAAATATCATAGTTCAAATATTCAGAAGTACAGCCGAGCCAACTTTCTTTAGAGCATTAGGAGGCAATGAAAAAGAATATCTTGGAAAAGTGATTGTAGCAAAGCACCTGAAGACAGAAGGAGAACAAAAACAGCCAAGGAGAAGTATATTTGGATAGGAGGTTAGCTAAAAATGGACCATACAGTATACCAAGCTCTTATCGAGCTTGACGAAAAAATAAACTACATACACAATGAGTTGGTTAAGAAAAATATTTTGCCCAAACCAAAGGAGGAAAAAGATGCCAAGGAGGAGAAGAAGTAGCGAGTTACAGCGTGACGTAGGTGGATTTGTCGGAGCTGGAGTCACATTAGGTATTGGATCAGGCATTGCAGCAGCAGCAGGTGGTGGAGCAATAGTAGGACCAGCATTTGCAACAGCAGGTGGATTGATGGCACCAGTTGGAGCTGCAATGATGGCAAAGCACGCATTCAAACAGGTAAAGAAGTTTCCAAAGAGCAAAATCAGTTTGAAATATAAGAAACCTAGGAGGTGATAAGTATGGGTAAACAGAAACGAGTCAAGGGCCACCTTAGAGTAAGGAGGACTGACTATAAAAAAAAGAAAGATAGGATGTTGCGCAACCTTAGAAAGGCAAGGCGAGCAAGGAGAAAGTAACATGAAAGACATAAAAAAAATGCTTGGGAAACCAAAGAATGTGTTTCCACCACAGAAAAAAACGATTAGTTTGCTTGGAGTAGACGCAAAGCGACCTACAAGAGATGCTGATGGAGATAAGGTAGTGAACGTTATGGATTGTGAGCCATACAACAAGAATAGGCAAGGATTTATCCATAATATCAAAGCAAGATTAAAGGAAAGTTCAGAGAGGAGAGCAGCGTTAAGAGAAGAAAGAAAAGAGATAAGGGACGTAGCGTTTAAAGCTCGAGTAGAAGAAGAAAAAAAGGTAGCTGTAGAAAGAGCAAGGAAGCGAGTTAGAGAAGGCGGAGCCTTGACAAGATTAGCAAAAAGTTTTGTTCCACCAAAGAGATCAAGATTCAGAAGGATTAAAAGGAAGAAGAAAGGTAAGACTAGGACAATATTGGTAAGTAACGGAGAGGAAAGAGAGCCTCAAAGGAAAATGCCCAACCTTGAGGATTTCAAGATTCCAGGTTTATAGTCTCGAAAAGACATCATACCACTAGAATTGCCCAAAGGAGGTTAGCTAAAAATGGTAGATCCAAAGAGTATAGGAAGCGCATTAGGAAACGTGTTCAACACTCAGATGATTGATGCGTTAGTAAGGTATATGGGATATACCTTAACCGCAGTTGTCATACTTGCGGTATTTGTGTTGATATACCTGTTCATACAGTATAAGTATAAGGTAACTTGGCCCATCCTTCACATAAGTAAAGGGGGGACAACAGCAGAGATAATCGGTTATAAACATGATCGGGCAAGGAAGATCAAGGTTAAAGGTGTTGAGAAAACCCATTTCCTGTTCAGTAGGAAGACATTACCTCCTGATCTGATTGACCAAAACTATGTAAAACCAGGAAACAAAGTTCCTTTGCTTAGGGTTGGAGAGAATGAATTTAGGCATATGCCTTCTTTAATAGTTGAAGAAGGCACAATCAGTGATTTTACAGCATTAAAGCCTGAATGGCAATATTGGAATATGCTTAGTACACAGGAAGCAAACCAAGCCTACCAAAGTGAAGACGCACATAAGCGTATCATGTTTATGACGGTTGCGACTGTCGTGTTCTGCTTGATTGCAGCAGGATTTGCAGTATGGGCAAGCGTTAAAGCTCCTAACAGGATAGCTGAGTCATTCGATAAGTTTGGCTCAAGCTTTATGCAGGTTGCTAAATCAATTGGTGGTTCCCCACCATAAAAATATGAATGAAAAAAACAATAATCTTGGCGGTGATGATGATTAGTATGATTACCTTAGTTGGAGCTACAGATTATTGGGACTGGCTGACCAAAGCCAGAGCAGACTCTTTGTATTTCCAGAAAGGTTTTGACTTATTCTTGAGAAACAAATCTATATTTGACGCTTCTGAGATATGGGTTGAGGATATTTTCTTCTCAGGCAACATAACTCAGTATAATACTGCCCAGATCAATGGAACATTGATGCCTTCAGTAGACAGTACATTTGATTTAGGCAGCCCTGTGTTCAGATGGAACAATGTTTATGCTATAAATCTGGTTGGTGCTTTGGACTGGAGCAACATAACCAACGCACCTTCTGGAGTTGCTGCTTGGAATCGTTCTGGAACTGATGTGTTCTTGGCTAATGATGGCGGCAACGTCGGCATTGGGACAACGGCACCAGGGGTTGTTTTAGATGTTGTTAGTGCTGGTGCTTCACGTTTTACACGTGAGTATGCTACTGATGCTAATACAGCTCGCAATGCTTTTACGGTAAGAAGGTCTTATGATGGTGGAGCAGGAGCTGATGGTATTGGTGCTTTGGTTGGTTTTGTCGCAGAGACAGAGACCGAAGGAACAATGGAGGCTGGAGGTTATATAGGAGTAGTTCTTACTGATGCGACAGCGGGAAACGTGGATGGTGCTTTAGTATTTAATACGATAACGGCCAGTGGTGCTTTTAGTGAAAAAATGAGGATAATTGATACTGGCAACGTCGGCATTGGGACAACAGCACCCGATACAATGCTACATCTACAATCAAGCACAGCGGACGTAGCCAACCCTATTTTAAAACTTGAAAATACAAATGCAGATCCATATGGAACAGAGCTTACTTTCGAGTTAGATACAGCTTCACCAGCAGCAACTGATGAGATAGGAAAATTCTCATTTTTCAGCCGCAACTCAGCAGCAGAGCGCATACAATATGCCAATGTGTTTACAACAATTGCCGATGCTACTGATGGTTCTGAAGATGCTTTCTTCTCGTTTAGAACGATAGCAAATGGTACATTTGCCGATAGAATGGTTATAAAAGACGGCAATGTCGGCATCGGGACAATATCACCTAACAGACTAATAGAGATAGCATCAGCTAAACCTTTTATCAGGTTCAACGATACTGACGGAGATTCCTATAATGAAATCCAAAATAGTCATGGTGCTATGATCCTAGCTGCCGACGAAGATGGGGCATATGGTACTGACGCATACATCAGATTTGACATAAATAATTCCAATGTAATGTGGCTGAAACAGAACGGCAACGTCGGCATCGGGACAACGGGGCCAGCTGGTTTATTACATGTTCAGACTGCTGCAACGGGTGGAGCTGGCACAACAGCTTTATTTGAAAGATTTGAACCTGCTGCTGCTAACGTAGCATGGACATCTGCTCGTCTTTTAGCAACGAAGGTTGCTGCTATGGGTAACGGATGGGGCACGGCACTTACATTTAATGTCCAGGACGATGAAGCTGTAGTAAATAAGATAGGGGCTATTGCAGCGGTAAGGAAGGAAGGGGATAATATAGGAGAACTTGTGTTTATGACTGGCACAGGCGGTAGTTCTGAATATATGAGAATTGATAAGGACGGCAACGTCGGCATCGGGACTGCGTCACCAGCTATTGCCTCTGGTGGTGGATTAAATGTCGCTGACAGTAATGCCCAATCTAATGTAGTTGTTGATACGTTTGATGATGGGGCATCTCGGTCGAATCTTTTTCTGCGTAAATCTGATTCAGACACAATTGGTACGAAAGCAGAAACTGATGATGGTGATTTATTGGGGGTTATTGGTTTCCATGGAGTAGATAGCGATAGTGATTATACTTATGGGGCTATTATTAAGGCAATACAGAATGGTATTGCAAGTGGCACAAATGTTCCTGCTGACTTATATTTAGAATCTGGTGCTTCTGGTGGAACGAATACTAATCAGTTAGTATTACACCATGACGGCAACGTCGGCATCGGGACAATATCACCTAACAGACTAATAGAGATAGCATCAGCTCAACCTTTTATCAGGTTCAACGATACTGACGGAGATTCCTATAATGAAATCCAAAATAGTCATGGTGCTATGATCCTAGCTGCCGACGAAGATGGGGCATATGGTACTAACGCATACATCAGATTTGACATAAATAATTCCAATGTAATGTGGCTGAAACAGAACGGCAACGTCGGTATCGGAACAAAGAAACCAACATATAAACTCCAAGTAACACATACTGGACAGTCAGCACTCAATGTATCAGATACATTATTTGTAGACGGAACAACTGGAAACGTCGGGATAGGAACTTCAAGTCCTTCTCCATCAGGAGCATTCGGGCTTCATATCAACGGCTCTGACCAACATACAGTATTTGAACTGGAAAGCGGAGCAAGCGACAAAGATGCTTTCTTTACATACACTACAGATAAAAATGAACATAAAGTAGGTTACGATGCAAGTGATTCTGTATTTAAGATAGCACATGCAGCAAGTTTCGCAAACAATGACTTTGTAGTAAACGACAAAGGACAGATAGGGATGGGAACAAACGCACCAGCAGCCTGTCTACACATACAAAATGACTCTAATCCGATGATGAGAATAACAGATGCTGGAACAGACACATTAGTACTAGGAGTAGACGGTTCAGGAATAGGCGTACTAGGCATCCAAGTCGGTGACTTGGACTTAAGGACAGGAGCAAGCTCAACAGACATCAGAGGCGGAACGAGCAGGTTATATATAGATAGTGGAACTGGGAATGTTGGGGCAGGAACAACTACACCAAATGAAAGACTTACTGTTATTGGACATATCAATTACACTGGAAACATAACAGGAGGTAATCTTATCTATGGTCAAATGGGTGAAAAGTTTGGTTGGGATACCCCTATGACTGTAACTTTCCCATCATCTGGAGTATATTATAATGTTACTAACATGACTTATACTAAGTTAAATGGTTTTACTTATACTGATGCTAATCAGACTGATGGTGGAAGTTATTTAACTGCTCAAGTGGCTGGAACCTATAAAGCAGATGCGCATTTTTCGGGTGCTGGAACTGCTGCTGGTGGTGCTTATGGGATTGTAATAGCTGAGAATTTTGATAAATCTATAAATGAGGAAAATTGTTATGCTCATGTAGATGGTTTAGCATCTAGTATTGGTTTTTCAATTCATTGTGCGTTTGATTTGAAAGTTGGAGATACTGTAAACATCCAAGTAGAAGATGAAGCAGATCCGACAAAGAGTATAATGATTAGTACCCATAATCTTGTTTTAACTAGGATAGGTGATTAACATCAAAAAAGCAATAATAATACTATTGTTTATCTTGTTGTTGACGATAACAACAACAGCACAAGACCAATTGATGGATGACGAAAAGGTAGAAAGATATTTAACGAACAGGTTATCAGTAAGGGGGATAGATACATTTGAGGTACTATCAACTGAATTGATAGACGAACTAAGAGTTTCAAAGGTTTTGATAGGAAGCATAGAATATACCCACATCACAAGGGAATCAAATATCCAGAAAATTGAAAATGCAAAATGAAACTAAAATGTTTAACAATATTGATGATGGCACTGTTGTTGTTTCCGATAACGTTAGGTTTAAAAGAATGCAAAAGTGTGGTGGAGAAGAAAGATATCCCTTGTATGATGATATCTTCTTGGGAGTATCCAAACGATTGTGGAACATATACTGTAGGATTGTACGACAGTACACCTACATTATTAGACACATTTTCAATGGACAATTACTCCACGACTGGTCGGTGCAATATAACGTTCAATTATACAGCCAAGGGGAGTTATCTACTGAATATGAGTTCAGGGGATTCAGCAAGTATAATTGTGGAGAGTGTGGATAATATGGCAAGCTTATCTATAATCATATTTGTATTGCTTATAACAGCAGGCGTTTTCTTTTTACCAAGACTATTAAAGAACTTTAGCAATAATGAGATACTAAATACTACACTCAAGGGATTGTGTATCATATTAGGATTGTTTTTATTGTCTCTAAGCACAGCTATGTTATCTACTATAGCAGATAACGCAGGGATAGAAGTGACAAGAGAGATATTCAGGTTTTTATGGCTTATCAACTGGGCGATATATGTAGCCATGATCATAGTAGTACTCAGATTTGGATGGATGGCCCTACACATGTGGAATCAAAAGAAACAAGACAGGCAGATGGGGTTTGAATGAAATCGATAAATGCAAGGATAGACCCAGTATTCCGCAAAGATGCGCCAAGGTTTATTGAGATATTAGAGAAGCAAGGCAAGGTGAAACCGATAAGTACTTATGGAAAGAAAAGAAGTATGAGGGTAATCACAGTACAAGTGCATAACTTATTGGAGGAGATAATGTTTGGCAAGAAAAGATAAGAAAGGAAGCATCCAGGATTTGGTCTTCATATTCGTTTCATTAGTCGTAGTTGGAATCTCATTGCTTATAATATTTAAGGTTTCTGATTCAATAAACAGTAAGATGCAGGCAAGTAGTGAAGTAAACGATAGAGGAAAGGCAGCATTTACTGAATTAAATGATATGTACCCAGGGGTTATAGATAACTCGATCTTACTATTTATGATCGGCCTCTGTATAGTAGCATTAGTTCTTGCAGCCTTAGTTAGGTTCCATCCAGTGTTCTTTGTGTTCTACATAATAATATGGATAATCATAATCTATCTTAGCGGAGTATTTAGTAACCTGTATTTAGCTTATGCAAACCATGCTGATCTGGTTTCAGTAGCGGAACGATTGACGTTTACAACAAATATAATAGGGTATCTACCCTATATAATAGGTGTTATTGGATTTATATTAGCAGTAGTTATGTATAAAAACTGGCAGACCGCACAATGAAAAAGACAATATTATTGCCAATTGTAATGGCAGTTTTGATGTTGCCATTTATATATGCGGAGCTTTGTTCTACTGATTGGATCGACTATAATCAATCTAAAGGAGGTATGGATACGGGAGAAACAACTTGGAATAATACTGTTGGATTTAATCATCTAAAGATGGCTGATGGTGGTTGGCTAAATATTGATATCGCTGGTTCTAGAGCAAACTATTCAAATGAACAAGGAAATGCTAATTCTGAATTTAGTATGCACCTAGTGACTAATGGCGCAACTATGCCAGACCCAATAGTTAATCTAAGTGACCCTATAAATGGCACAATCAAGTGGTGTTTTTATGATAATCAAAGTGAACAGACGACACATATGGATATCTATGATGAGAATGAGAATCTTCTGATTGCAGTTGGAGTACGTGAAGATGCAACACACTATCGTGTGAATGATAACGCCGTATGGAAACAAACAATGATCAGGCCTACAACACCAACATGGATGTGTTTCAGGGCAGTCTCAAACGGAACAGACATAAATGTGAGCTACGACGGAAATGGAACAACTATCTACAACCTAACGACTACTGTAGAAGGAAGAAGCATGTACACAGCAAGGATAGAGAATGACTTTTCAGCTGGTTCATTCTTTTATGACAGCCTCTTCATCTATGAAAATTCAACATGCCCAGTTATGTCCCCTATCCCAAAAGTAACGATAACAAATCCACCAGATGCTACGACTAATTCCTCAACAACAATGGATGTAAGATTCAGCTATGAAGATGGGGATAATACTTCAATAAACTGTACCCTTTATGTTGAAGGTATCCAACCAGTGTCTAACGCAAGCACAAAAAGATTTAATGTTACCACCTTGTCTGTCACTCTGATAAATGATTCGACCTATAGTTATAATGTATCATGTTTTGATGGAGTAAATACAGGCAATGCTACTACCAGGACATACACACTTGATACACCACCAATAGTAAGCATAACATCTCCTCAAGCAAGCGATACATTCAGAGAAGGAAGTATCACTATAGAGACAAGCATAACCGAGACACACTACAACCAAACCACTTTCTTCCTCAAGAATGAGACAGGCACCACTATAACCAGCATAAGCAATACCAACGGGTCATTCACCAATGTATTCAATGACGTATTGTTTGAAGATTATGGTGAATCGATAATAATAAATGTGACCCACAAAGATAATTTCAGCAAGGTTGGAAGCGACAAGGTAACATTGTTCAGGTCAAGACTGACTAACTGTTCAGGGATATACACAAATACAACAGCATTGAAAGTTCTATTGATAAATGAATCGACTGATGCTATCATAAATGGGACGATGGAATTCTTATTCAGTTTTTATAACCAGGAGTCATCTATCTCTGAACAGAACTATTCCACAATAGTGAAAAACACACGCAACATATCGTTCTGTATATTCCCGACAAATGCGACATTGATCACTTCTACAAACATAGATTTCACTTCAGACGGGATAACACACTTTAAGTATTTCACAGATGAATTAAACCTTAGCAATATCACCAAAACATTATCCCTTTACGTTTCAGAAGGGACTACTCAAATAACACTCAACGTAAAGGATACTTCTAGCAATGATCTGGAAGGGGCAGTGATCATAATAGATAAGTTCAGCATTGCAACCAATTCATACAAAACAGTGGAGATATTAGAGACTAGCTTTGACGGAAATGCTTATGCTAATCTCATATTAAACACAGCTTACTACCGCTTTACAATCAAATATGGTGGTGAAGTAAAGAAGGTGACTGACAAACAAAATGTGGTATCAACAACATTAAACTTTCAGATTAATCTGTTAGCCGACGATTGGTATGTTGATTTTGACAAATATCAGGATATCAGCTACAATCTATCTTTTTCAAATAGTTCTATAAAAAAGTTTAGGCTGCAATGGTATGATCCTAATTCAAAACTTAGCCAGATATGTCTAAGTGCAAAAGAAGTAAACAGGACAGGTAGTAAAGAATTGAATGGAACTGCAAGGTGTGCATCTACTTACAGTGGAGAGATATTGTATGATATCGGCAATGAATCACAGGTATTTGATAAACGATTCCTTGCTACAGCATATGTCATAATAAATAAGAATAAATTTATATTAGATTCATTAGAACAGAGTTTTCTCACGATGGAAGGGATCTATGACGACAAAGACCATTATGGTGTGTTTGTAACGTTTTTATTCGTGTTAACCCTATTCTACATAGCTTTGTGGCACCCTATACCTGCTATACTATTTGGTATAACAGGGATAGGAATAATGAGAGTGTTGCATATATTCAAGATGTCGTGGGTTTCGTTCATAACATTAATCGTTGTTGGGATTATAACAATATGGAGGATTAATAACGCAAAATGAAATTCGATACATACCTAATCTCAATATTGTTGGCAGGAGTGATAATAGTAAGTGGATTGAATATAGTAGCAGACCAAGAGATACAGTATGGTGTGCATTTGAATGATACTATATTCACAAAAGATAATCTTACAGCCGATATCCAGGATTTACATGGTAATGTTAGCAATCAGATGAAAGAAGGGATAGAAGCACCAGAAGCTAGTTCAGACACAGCATTAGACAACATATTTATAGGTGGAATCAGTGTACTAGGTAAGATATGGCAATCTGTAAGGATAGCTGGAAAATTCCTGAACAACTTTGCTGTTTCATTAGGGATACCATCGTTCATATTAAACATTTTCATGATGATATTGATGGCAGCAATAATATTTGCATTAATCCATTTATATTTACGTTTTCAACCAAGGTGATACAATGCCAATACCACCCTCATATAACATATCAATCGTTGCAAACAGCTCTGGGATAATCCCATTGATGCAGAATGTAAACTCTCAACTTATGAGTGGTTACTTTGGGATATTAGTATTGATGGCGATATTCTTGATCAGCATGATATCTTTCTTTGTATCTACAACCCATTTTGGCAAATCATTGGCTGGAAGCAGTTTTATAACGTTTATCATGTCTGTGTTCCTGTCAACCTTAGGGATATTAGAGGTACAATATATTGGGATAACCCTTGTTGTCTGGACATTGAGCATATTCTTCCTTTCAGGTAAAGATTGACGATTTGTTCACATATATTTATATACTATTCTTTAGGTTGAAGATTCTACATAGTTCGTAAAATAATTCCTGTGTTAGCAGGGGAGGTGACACACATGAAGATTATGAACAAAAAAGCAGTCATACAACAACTTCTACCAGTAGTTATCGCATTGGTTTCTATCGGTATAACTCTTGTGGTAGGATTTTTGATATTAAGTGAAGTTGCTGCAAACTCAACAGTTACAGCTGACGCTAACGCTTCTGAAGCAGTAGACCAAGTTCAACAGGCTATGGATGACATACCTGGATGGCTACCAATAATTGTTATAACAGTTATCGGAGCATTGCTATTAGGTCTTGTTGCATTTTTCAGAGCAAGGTAAATAGTGACAATTAGCTAACCTTTTGGGTAATTCACCTAGTGGCCTGGGCAAGGCCACCCCTTTTTTTAAAGGGTACTATATAGGAGAAAAAACTATGAAACTTAAAAAGGGTCAATCCCTTGCAGGTCTCCAAGCCATTATTGTACCATTGATCGGTGTAGCAATCGTATTAGTGATTGGATTCTTGATTATAGCCGAAACTCAAACGCAGATAGAGAGCACATCTGGAATACAGTGTTCCTCTGACGCATCTGCTAATGGAAGCATAGGCTGTAATGCAAGCAGACAGGTCCAAGAAGCTATGAGTGATGTGCCGCAATGGTTGCCGATAATAATTATAACATTGATCGGAAGTTTATTGCTTGGTTTGGTTGCTTATTTCAGAGCTAGGTGACTAGAATGAAAAAGCAGAAGAAAGCCCAAGTTCTGGGCAATCTCCAAGCGGTAATAATACCAGTGATCGCAGTAGCCTTAGTATTGGTTATTGGTTTTGTTATAATGGCTGAGATGAAGGACCAAGTGATAGACACACAATCAGGCTCGCTATGTCCAACAGGGTATAGCATAAACAGTTCTGATAGTGGTTTACTTTGTTGTAATTCAACAGGTGGACAGACATGCGGTGCTGGTAATACAACTGACGCAAGCATGACATTTGCTTGGAACGGAACCTCAAAGACTCAAGAAGCGATGAGTACTATCCCAACTTGGTTGCCAATTATCATTATAACGATTATTGGCAGTTTATTGTTAGGACTGGTTGCTTTTTTCAGGGCTAGAAGGTAAAAGAACTATTTTTTTTTCTTTTCCTGTTAAGTTGGTGTCAAAGAAGCCGAAACTATTTATAGGAATATTCTGACAGATACAGTGCTGTTTCTCATAGTTTTCTTTAAATTCTTTAACATATGTGTAACCTTGTATGTATCCAATAGCCATGCCGACATACATGAATAGGATTATTGTTAGTATTATCAAGCCTAACTCTACATATTTTGGATTTATTTTCTTTGTGTCTATTTCTTCTTCTGTTTCATCTATTCTTCCTTCCATTCTTTAGCCCCCTCAGTGCAGATGGTGTCAATATTATGCTGTTTACTATAGTTATTGTAGCTATTATAGCAACAATCGGCATACCTACTTTAATAGGAACAAATATACAAAAAACAACACCTGCTAAAAAAAATACTAGTCCATGTTGTATCAACCACATCAAACCTTCATCAATTCCCATTATTTTTTTTTGCATGTTATCACCTTATACTGTTCGTACCAATCCTCGCAATATCGCTTGAGGAAGGCCCTATTTACATACATTCCATAGCCAAATAACAGCAAAAGCAGCCACCAAAAGCTAAGTTTTAGCTGTTCAAACACTATGATCAGTGCTATCATAACAAGCGGAACGATGATCTGTTTTGCTTTGAACTTAGCCATTTCCTATCCTTCTCGAATGATTTGAATACAATAAACTGGATCATATTCAATATGAAAAGAGAGATTATAGAAGGAACCTTAAACCCTTTTTTGTATGGCGTTAGGTTTTCCATCACCTTCATATCACCTACCTGTTCTACATATTTCTCAGCCCTCTCTTCTTTTGGTAATGGTATCACTGATTCATAGTTGTATATCCTTATGTTTTGTACCACTATCCCCATATAGATAAACGTGATTAACACTAAAAACCAAACCATTGCATACCTAAAGTATGAATTATTAAATATATTTATATCATTATAGCGTAACAGATAATACCACACTAATGCCAGTGCCCCACCTGCTTTGACTATGACTAATATCCATATCGGAATGCCCATCAAAAACAAAGGGTTTGTCTCGCCTTCTTCTGAATGTTTCTCGATGACCATCCCTGTCGTGGTTATATCTAGTATAACCAACAATAAAAAAGAAAAAACAAATATTTTCCTTAGTCCAAATTCTCTAGGTCTCCTAATTTCTTTTCCCATCTGTTCAAACTCATCAGGCATACCAATGAGAGCAGCATAAAGAATACTCCTCTGTATATTATACTCCTCACTAACACGCTAAACAATGTGGCCCCACTCAACAAGACAACAATCCATTGTGTCCATATGTTTGCCCTTAGCCCAGTCAATAAAGCTCGCTGGTAGATTCCTTTGTCCTCTTTCTTTATATCTCCCACATCTATTACCTTATTCATCTAATCACATCCACCTTGCCAATGATATCTTGGCGAGGTACTTCTTCGACATAGTCCTCATAAGAATAGCCAGATGTATGGACTATGCTCCCTTTAAAACCAACAATCCTGTGGATAGTAAATTTGTGTTCGACGTATCGATTACTTGTCTTGTATATGATGATGTCACCGACATTGATAGGATCATGCCTATTGATATAGCAAAACTCCAATGTGTTGTTACAATTGATGAAAGGCAGCATGCTTCCAGTGCATTCTTCAAAGTAATAATCAACACCAGATTCCTTTTCACTTATAGGATAGAACAATCTCTTTGTCTTTCCACCAGGACATCTTGTCCAATGCGCATTCTGAGTCCTTTCTTTCTCCCTGAATCGTGATAATGAGGTATTGCATTTAACCAATCTGATCTCCATATCATCTATCTTGTCCTCATCCTCCACGTAAACTTCTTTTGTGATAGTCTTGATAGTCGGTTCGCATCCTTGTTGTTCTTGATCAAACATACCTACAGGAGTACAACCTACAAGCAATAGTAATATTATGTATCTAATCATCATTAAGCCTCTTGCTGCCTTTTATATCGACAAGCCATTCGTATTTATGTTCATCACAATAACCATTTAGGTTAGGTGAATTTCTGCAATATTTATATTTACAGAACCTCATATAAGGACTTGTTCCTATTTCATATTTCACCTTATATCACCGCCTAACTTTCTTGATATTGATCCGACTGATTGCTGTAATGTTTTCTTCTTAAAGATGATAAGTGGTATTTCCAGTATTGCATAGTACATTGCAATCATACATATCACCATTATACAGACGACGAAATGTATTCCTAAGAACATTAATGCAAAAACCCCATTTATCCTATTAGTCAACTTCATCTTTAATCTACTTATCAACAGCCTCCCTTCATCTCGAATTCTATATTGCCTACTTTAACTCTTATTTCATTGCAGCCTGCTTTCAATTTGGTAGGAAACTTCTCTTCTGCTATCCTGAATAATGCTTCAACTCTTTTCATGATATCATTAAAACTGCTGCAGCCAATTTGTTCATCATTTAAATAGAGATGCCAATAATCTGTCCCTTTTTCTATTCTTATTTTCATTCTTGATTTCCTCATCAATCATTTCCATTAGCCATAGCCAGAGCCAGAGCCATAGCCATCGCCATCGCCAGAGCCAGAGCCAGAGCCATCGCCATCGCCAGAGCCATAGCCAGAGCCATAGCCAGAGCCAGAGCCATCGCCAGAGCCATAGCCAGAGCCAGAGCCATAGCCAGAGCCAGAGCCATAGCCAGAGCCATCGCCAGACTTATTATCTTCGTAAGACATATTATTTACTCCAAACTCCGACTCCTTTTATTGACCTCTGTGCTTCTTTGCTTACTGGGATTATTTCTATAACTTCTGTCAAAATCACTTCTGGAACTTCTACAGGAAATTTACACGATTCTGGTTTTGAAGTTCCCCTTGTTGCTAACTCGCTTAAACTAGCCGCACCATCCCAATACCATATTCTTCTAGCGTCTTTCAATGTAACTTCCTTTCCATCTTTTCTAAAAAGAAATCCTGCGAAAACCCCTGCAGAGTATGTTCTTACCATGACATATTTCATGCCTTTTGATTTCTCTTTCTCCAATTTCTCAATAAGTTTGTTACGCTTATTGTCCAATTCTTTTATTTGTTCCTCGATGTCCTTCATTTTCTATCCCTCCTCGACTTATTTGTTCCCCATAACTTTTCCTGCAATTCCCGCAATACAATATTCCAGCCAGACTGATTGTTATCTCAGGCTTGCCGCAAAAATCACAGTTCCAAGATAATTTGGCTTTCATCTTAGTTGATTGACTTACCTCTCAAACTGATTAGCTTATCCTTCACGTTCAATGTCTTCGGTACTTTTATCTTATTGATTTCATAGAACAATTCATTAAAAGCTTGTTTGTAAGTTATCTCGTGGAGCATGATTCTCTTTGTCAACTCCAATGACAACATCTTGATTTCTTTTTTTGTTTTCATCTTTCCTCTATTCCAAATAATTTCTACTTCTGCTCTTTTTTAGTCTAATTTATCTTTAAGCAACTTTTTAAGTTCATTCAATAATAATAAGATACATATTCCTAAATATGTAGTATCTTGTATATACATCAGTTATCTACCTCATCAGCAATTCTTCTCCTTATTTCTGTTCTTGACATCAGTTTCTCCCCGAATATCTCTTTTGCTTTTTCCATAGTTTCGATTCTATCTTTATCAACCCTGAGCTTGTTTTTCTCTTCAAATAACCAATCAATAAACTTTTCAATCGCTTCTTTAACATCTATTACATATAACTTTCTTATGCTATGATATTCTGGTGAGTCATCAAACACCTTATCACTTAATGTCTTTTTCTCTTTTATTATTTCCCAATCATCAGCTAAAAAAGCCTTTGTATTTCCATAATATGTTGTGCCATCTTGCCAATGCAAACAATTATCTTGACCTTCATATAGGTACAGTTCACTATCCCAACAGATTCTTCTTATCTTCTTTCCGCAAAGTGATTTTAAAAAGTTCATTCTCCCCTCCGTCTGTAAACCATCCTTAACACCAAGTCTTGCGAGGTTTGAATCTAGCGGAGTTCGGGGTGCCTAGACACACCTTCTTCTCCTGAACCTTTCGCACTTAGTGCAATGATTAAATCCAGTAACTCTTGCGGGTTTAGTATGAAAGGCGATGTGCACGACACTTCTTCCAAAGCGGCTGCCAGACATTTTATCCTTCGCAGTTACCTCGATAATGTTTGCACTTCTTGTTTTTACAGTAGTACAATCCATCAACCCTGAACATTTCACCTTTACAAAGAGGACAGTCCTTCTTAGTACTGTCATTATGTTTAAATCCACCAGTCTTTATTGTTAAAGATAGATAAGAATCTTCTGTTTCTTCCCAATCAGTTAGGAATCTATCTATATCTCCAATCAAATCATTTTGTAAAGATATTAGTCCTTCTTTTCTCTTCCTATGGTTATATAGCTCTTTTAGCATAAAACTCTTAATCTCTTGATGTAACATTGTCTTTATTTCTTGAATCATTTTTTATCAAAATTCTCAGTAAATGTAGTCTCTAACTCGATTAACATTTTCTTGAAATCATTGTACCATCTGTCTTTATGTCTTGACTTTGTGTCAACATTTCCTTTGCTGTTGAAAAACCTATATGCGTTTGCCCATTCTCTTTCCCATAAGTCCCAAATGTTTATTCTTTTCATCTTGAACTGTTCTTCTCCTCCTGACACAGTGATTAGTTTATAATTTTCGCATTTTTTATGACAATTCATTTCTTATAAATTTCCTCATAATTTTTATGATAGTGATTAAACCGTAACTAAACTATCAACTCCTTTAAACATTCTTTTTTATATTTATCTTCTAATCCATTATTTCTTATAAATTCAAAAGCCCATTTTTGATAATCCCTATATTTTGTCTCTAATCTTTTAATTTCTTTTTTTAATTCTTCTTTATCTTCATCATAAAAAAGAAGGAAATGATTTACTGCCTTCTCAATTCTCTTATTAAGGGTTTTTGGATACATTGGTCTAATATATCCATTTCTCCTTATAGTTTTGTAGCCATATTTCTTCTGTAGGAATTTAATTATCTTTTCTTTGTCTTTCATGTTTAGTCACGATTTAAAGTTTTAATTTCGCTTTCTTTCTTAAATATTCTATAATTGCTCTATTCTTTGCGTAAGCTACTATCATACAACCCATATCCCAATCATCACATATTGATTGTGCGAAAACATCAAATATTCTTCTTAAATCTATGTTTTCTGGGTCTCTTTGCCATTCATCAAATGACTTAATATCATAACTTAATCTTTTATTCTCTTTTTGTAATCTTGTTATTTCTTTGTTCATTTGAAAACCTCGTTGAACACCATAACAATCAAATCCAGTAACTATTGAATTTAATCGCTGTCAATGTTCAAATTCCAGTTCCGAGTTTAACATTAATTATGTTTAGTAGTCAAAACCTATTTCTTTTCTATCTTCTTTTCGTAAGCCCCTACATAGGTCTCTTAACTGCGTTCTATAGCTTTTAATCTCTTTTTCAATCCTCTGTATTTCTTTGTTATGTTTACCTATTTCAAGTTCTTGGCTTATTATACATTCCTTTAACAACTTAACTTCTCTTCTAAGATGTTTCTTTATTTCTAAATTCATTTTTGGTTTTGACTATTGAACATAATGCTAAACGTGAATTGCACCTCCTGCACAAGCAGCACTTAGTGAAAAAAATCACGACAATCCACATCTGTCGTAATCCTCTGGTAAAAAATGGAAGTCAATTTTCTCTCTAGTTTTCTTATTTAAAATTGTTGTTTGTTTTCCACATAACATATTGCCCACATCTATAACTATGCAATCATTTTCTTTACAATGTTCTCTAGCAATATTTTCCATACATTTAACTTTATTATCACAATAATCATCCATTTTTTTACATCCATTAACAAATAACAATGTTAGGATACACAATCCAATTAAAGTGATTTTTTTCATTTTGTATAATGTTAATGTTCAAATTCCAGTTCCGAGTGGATTCCCATTAATCCAATTCTTTTCATAACATTTGTTCACCCTATTACAGACTTTTCTAATCTCCATTTTAATTATTTTAATAATTATATCTACTCCATCTGAGTTTTCTATTGCAAATCCGATTTTTTCTCTTAAAACTTTTTCATTCATTTTATTAATAATAAAAAGACACAAATTGTAAATAATAATAAGTAAAAGGGCATATATATACACCAAAACTTTTCACTAAATTCAATCATTTTTCCTGTTGCATCAAACTTATCTTCTTTTTCCATTTTAGTTCTGGGGGTTTAAAGTCGTTCCGTAGGAACGATTGCGTATAAGTTCCCATATATAGCATTGCTATTAATTTCAACTTCTTTTCTCTTCGACTACATTTTTGTTAATAAAATCTGTTCTATATTTATCACACTTGGTTGCTCTTTCATCTTTAGATGATAATTGAATACTTTGGATTTGGCATCATTGATATCCTTAGCTTTGATATGATAACAATTGATACACATTTCATTTACAGCTTCAACATAAAATATCTTTTCTTCCATTTTGAAAACCTCATTGAACATAATAGATGCAGTTCTCACGACGGACTGCATTTTCTATCTTTACATACAGTTGATAAACATTGGTTATCTTTATATATTCTAGGTTTAATTTTACAATCGTCATCATAGCAATCTGTTGTGAAACTGCTATTAAGTGAAGTTTTTGAGTAACCTAATTCTTCTAAAAACTTTTCGCCTTCTTTTGTTAGACTTAATATCTGTTCTCCACACTTAGTACATTTCATTTTCAAAGTAATCGGCTTATCACCAATAAAAAACCTATCCCTCCAACAATAACTATTGACATCCATATGAACATTAACCCAAAGAGTATGTAATAGTTATTTGGTAATCCTCCTTTACCAAACTCATCATGAGTCATTGTATAGTGGAACTTTTCCAGATTAGTGGTCATTTTCTATCACTCTTTCCGTCTGACGACGATTCTATCTTATAGGTTCTCATTTTTTCATTGAACATAATTTAAGGGAATCCAACAGGGGATCATTGGGGAAACCCCTTATTGGATGGACTCACACTCTATTGAGGTGTACCCAGTATTGCGTCCTTCTGGTTAACTAAACCACACTCTACCTTCATTGTTTTTCCTACCCACTGTCCGCTATCTTTTCCATACGCCGCAGCCAGTCTTTTTATTGTTGTCTTATTTGGGATATAGTTTAGCTGTTTCCCATCCATATCCACCACAAACGACGGTTTCATTTTACCGTCCTGCATCGGCTTCTCTACTCCAGCAGATACAAACACTATACTCTTTGTCGGACTCGACCTAACAACGTCTAATGTCACTGTAGACTCCAGGTATTTTGTCATGTCCATTTTTACCTCCATCAACTTTTTAGTTGATCTTCAAGTTGTCTTATCTTTCCTTTTTGATAGTATATCATACCAAAAGTTGCTCCAATAAACATTGACATAGTAGCCATGGTAGCACAAGTAATCAGATTGAATCCAAAGAAACGGATATATCCATAGTTTGCAAATGTCATTACTGATGCAAAACATATTATATCAACTATTATCTTAAACCCATCACTAATCTTTCCTTTTTGTTGTTTCATCTAAACCACCCTTAAAACTCTCAGAGTTACCTCTAAGACTACTAACATTACTAAAATAGCAATTGCTATTGCAGACACCCATATCACAAATGCAAACGCATTATTGGTTATACTTTGCTTAGTTACATTGTAATCTCTTTCCTCTTTCATCTCCTCTCCCTCTTTCTCCTTTCCCAATAACCTTCGTAGTTAACGTTCATTCCCACAAACCTCACACACATCTGTGCTAATATCCTGGAAATTGCCGCAATCCCCGCATTTCCATAGTGTATCATCGTAATCATTCATTGTCTTGTTCTTTTGCTGTTCTTTGTAAGAGATTGTACCCATTCTCCACCTCCAAAAGATGTTCATAGTGTTGTTTTAAACGCATTGTAAGCGTTACCACAGCAATATTATTGATTATAAGAGTAATTATTGGCCAAGATAGTATATTGCTTTGTGAGAACCATAACAATAATAATATTAGGTTGGATATGGCTGTCCATGCCATTAAAAGTATGGCGATTTGCTGTTTGTTTAACTGATATAATAGATTTTTTGTCATTCTTCTATAATAGCACCACAAAAGAATTGGTACTCCTCTAACCTATGTTTACATATGAATGCATCAGGGTCCCTGAAGTTTTCAATGCATTTCCTATGGAATATTGTTTTTCCCTTACAATATTCACATAAATATACTATTTCACCAATGCTAAAGTGAGTGTGGCAGATCTTGCATTGTTTTTTATCTATTTCTTCATTATTGAGCAATACCTGCCAATATGCTTCGGGCCTTAATAATTCAGTGTTTTTAATCTGCATTTTCCAATATATATATTCATTAAAAGGTTAAATATACGTTTTTTTTCCTTTTTTCTGCGATTTTTTCCTCTTTTTCGTTAATTTTTGCCAATTCTGCGTCAAAATAGGCCAATTTTGCAGCGGTTTTTGCACGAATTTCGAGCAGATCAGCCTTTTCTTTGGGTGTTCCAGCCATAATCTCAATTCCAACTTTTAGAGCCTGGAACCAATGGATGTCATGCGCTACGGCTAGTTTGTAGGTCTCCTCGTCGAGAGTGGTGTGGATATTCTTTGTCATTTGGCCTGTGTGTGGTGTATGTTTTTAGTATATGTACAGTCCTGTACTGTACATCCTACGGGAATGCACACCTACCACAACCCCCCCCGTAATATTATTATATATAATATTATATTTTTTTATATAATTTTTTATATTTTTATATAATTTTTTCATTTTTTTCGCTTGCAACTATCAAACAAAATCCACTCATAATGAACAGATAAGTTAATGCTGCTACAATTGCTGTAATTGGTTTATTTAAGATAATAACACCTGCAAGGGACGCAAACATTATTCCAAAAAACAATAGTCTTGTAATTAGATATCTATTTTTGCTATTTTTCATTTCAACCTCTCACTTTTCATCTTTAGTAACATTAAATACAAAAATATAACCAAATATCAATGCCAAAATGATTTTAATAGCCAATCCTATCCTTGTTGACATGATGTCTGGTGTGGTAAATGGGTCTAACATTATTTTATCACCTTCTAAATTTTGTTTCATTTTATTTTATCATATTCCTTTAATGCTTCACCCATAAAATACAATAATCCAATGAATAATCCTACAAAAATGGATAATAACATCAAAACACTAAGTATCCATCTAACTACTTCAATATTAGTTAAACTCTCTAGTTCATTGAAGTACCTTAATACATCAATCGTATGATCCAATAACCATATCATTGAAGAAATTAAAATTCCAGAAAGGATACTACATATCATCAAATTTGTCTTTGGTTTTATATCAAATCTCATTTCAACTTCCCATACATCACGTGATGTTTTCCAATTTTTGAGTGTCTTGTGTGGGCCTTTTTGCATAGGCGGCAATAGTATTGAGGTGTTTGTGATCCGCCATGCATATAGTCAAATAGTTTGCGTTTGGTTCTCATTTTACCTCTTTATCACACAGACTAAGGATAAACTCTCTCCAGTTCCTATCTCCTTTGGCCTTCTCAAGACGGGCATAGTCCTTGTCTTCCATCGGAATATTCAGTGTTTTCATTGTATCACCTCTAAAAAACTAAATAACTAAGTTATATATAATAATTTATATAAACTTGTTAGTGAAAACAAGCAGCAGGTTTCCCCACTGCTTGTGAACTTGCCTTGCTATGTTTTGCCACGCCCAGCCTAGCCCAGCCTAGCCATGCCGAGCCTTGCCCCGCCCCGCCGAGCCCAGCCTTGCCATGCCGAGCCTTGCCACGCCACGCCATGATCATAAAAATACCTTGCCTTGCTATGTTTTGCCACGCCCAGCCTAGCCGAGCCAGGCCTTGCCATGCCGAGCCTTGCCACGCCACGCCATGATCATAAAAATACCTTGCCTTGCTATGTTTTGCCACGCCCAGCCTAGCCCAGCCTAGCCATGCCCCGCCCCGCCGAGCCCAGCCTTGCCAGGCCAAGCCGTGATCATAAAATAAATACCTTGCCTTGCTATGTTTTGCCCCGCCAAGCCATGCCAAGCCCTGCCGAGCCTTGCCATGATCATAAAATACCTTGCCTTGCTATGTTTTGCCCCGCCAAGCCATGCCAAGCCCAGCCAAGCCAAGCCACGCCTAGCCCCGCCAAGCCGTGATCATAAAAATACCTTGCCTTGCTATGTTTTGCCAAGCCCCGCCTAGCCCTGCCGAGCCATGCCTTGCCAGGCCGTGAACATAAACAACTATTTACCTGGAAATGGTATTGACATCGTGTTGGTATTGCTCATAGCATTCGCTTTCTTATATACCAACCTTCCGTTCTCAGCAGCAACTCTTATAGCACCAAATACAGCACCGATATACAATATCTCTTTCTGTTCAGTCGGTGAAAGGCTGTTGAAGAATTGGCCCTGTAATGTCTTTTGTGTCTTGTCTGCTCTCTTCACAGCACGATCTATCCTTCCAAGCTTGTTTACTAATATTGGCATTGTATCTGAACCTTCTGCTATCTTTACCCCATATCCTCTGATGGCCGAGTAAACAAGTTTTGCCCTTCGGAATGCACTCCGAAGGTATTGTTTTCCTTTGTTGTCCATATTGATATGTGTTTCTGATTGTATCTGCATATAGCTAAGCTCCTTTCCTGGCTTGAACTTCTTTATGTATGATTCAAGCTTTAATGTTTCCTCGCTAACTTCTGGTATAGTTTTCATCCCTCTTCCCATTTTATTCCCTCCACTTCAAATCTGCCATAGTATCCCCAGTTCTTTGGTCTGAACCTACCCACTCCAATTATCTGCCCAGCTTCCCTAAGAACTTTCTCAAACACTTCCTTTGTTATAATGTCGTCGAATATAACAAAAGTTACTTCACCACGCCATTTCTGGACTAATGGAAAGCATTTCTCGACTCTTGTTGTTCCTCCACGCCTGCCATCAGAAGGGACAAGCACCCATTCAGAATCGACTTTCTCTTTTGTTATAGGTAAAACTAATGGTTGGAATACAAGTATCCCACTCTGAAAGTTCTTTGTGTATTTGCTCTTTCCCTGTCCTGGAATCGGTAACGACAGGTATGTTGCTGCTTCCTTTATACAATTGGCAAATGCCATCGGTGGTATAAATATATTACCTTCCTTTGTGCAATGGCATTTCTCACGCCAAGTTCTAGCTTCATAATCTGCATGAAGCTCTTTGCTTTTCTTCTCTGCTTTGTGGTATCTTCCCTGTGAATAGGGAGATACACTAACCAATTTACATATTGCTTTCCTCATTTCAGTTCCTCTGGTTTTTACCTCTTTGGGTAAAATACCTTGCCTTGCTTTGCTATGCCCCGCCTAGCCCAGCCGAGCCTTGCCAAGCCAAGCCACGCCTTGCCACGCCTAGCCCCGCCCAGCCTAGCCCCGCCAAGCCCCGCCTTGCCATGATCATAAAATACCTTGCCTTGCTATGTTTTGCCAAGCCACGCCCCGCCGAGCCGAGCCATGCCACGCCATGCCGAGCCTTGCCAAGCCAAGCCATGCCGTGCCTCGCCTCGCCTTGCCGAGCCACGCCCTGCCACGCCTAGCCATGCCTTGCCAAGTAAACATCAAATATGCCTGTTAATATCATTCCAGTAAGGTTCATCCATTCTTCAACCTCCGCAAACAAGCAGCATATTGGTGAACATCAATCTCACCGTCTTCATACAAACATCTAAGGATAGAAGCCCAAGTGGCATCGCTTGGGACATAAATTCTTGCTAACCTCTGGGTAATCTTAACCACCCCACAAATAATCCTCAAATTCCTTGTCCCATACTTTAAAACTTTTACTTTCTAAACCTTCTTCTTTGTCCTCTTCCTGTTCTTGTTCTTCTTCTTCCTCATACAGTTCTTCTTCGTTCATTTGTTAACCCCTTCAATTATTTTATCTTGGCAACTTTTGCTTGCATTAATATAAAAATCATGGTATTGATCGCAATCTACAGTTATTATTGTTTGGCCACCACGAATGGCACTACCAGAATATCTAAAACATTTAGTTTCACATGAACCACTAAGTGCACAGCCTGTAACTAATAATGTTAATACAATCATGATCTTGATTAAGTTTTTCATCTGCTAACCTCCTTGTTTGGGTGCAGACCAGGTATCTTAGGGAAAAGAGGTGATCGGCTGGGTGTGCATCCAGCCCACACAAAACCCATCCATAGCACCTGGTCCGCATGATATATGATTACGCTATGGACTGTGATGCTGTTGTATCTCTTTTAGCATATCATGTAATATATCTAGTGTACTGTTAACCTTATCAACACGCTTTTCTAAAACGTTCAATCTGTTCTGTAATGAATAGACTGCGCATTCAGTGTCATAAACTCTTTGTTTTACTAATGGCATTTTGTATTTTGTGAAACAGTAATTAGCCGATGTGGAAAATTACCGACTATAATTTAATTGGTTTAGCATTATTTTTTATGTATCTAAAAGGAGATGATATGAAAGCACTCCAATTTGATTCTTTGAGTTTTTCATTATAATAAATATCTCCAATAACTTTTATACCAACAATTAAATATATAACATTAATAATCAATTCTGTAATTAATTTTTTAAGCCATTCCATTTTAATCAAAGTAATTTTCCATTTTGTATCTACACATCTCCGATTGCATTATCTCCACTCTCTTTTGTTGGTTCTCCACCCTCTACCTTAGTTTGTTGCGTAGTATCTTTTGGCGAAGAGACTGTTGAGGGTGGAGTTGGATGTTTACTTAGCATATGCTGCTTCATCAGATACGCTATGTGCTTTTCATGGTATCCCTTTATCACTTTTTCACATTGTTTACATTTCATTTCTTCCATTTATACCACCTTTAGTCTCATTAGTTCTATTTAGAGTAGTACTACTATTTAAGTCTTTCTCTTTTTCTCTATTTTCCACTGGAAAAGTAGGTTGTGGAGTATCTAGGTTGTTACTTGGCAATGGTTCTTGCTCGAATGCCTTATGGGCTTTGTGCTGCAACTCTTCTGTATCAACAGCTGTATAAACCGCTGTAGTCTCAAGCCTTGAATGCCTTAGATATTCCTGTATCTCTCTTAAATCAAAGCCTAAACGCCTTAGATGGGTGCCACAAGAGTGCCTTAAGGCATGGTTGAACACCTCATTATCCTGCTTGTATGGTAGAATGTTTTTAATGTGCTTCTTCAATTCATACAATGCTTTAATCCTTTGGTGTTTAATCTTAGGCCACCAAAATATATGTTCATAGTACTCTGGCCTATCCTCAAGGATTAAATCCATAACCCTATTATCTATGTAATGCTTGATTAAGGCATACGTATGGTCCTGGAGTAGCATATTGAACTCTTTGTTACCTTTCCCAATACCTTTAACCTTCTTATTGACCATATCAAAGTTTTTTACCTTTAACTGCATAACTTCGCTGATCCTTAAGCCGCATTCATACATCAATCGAATGATTATGGCCATTCTTTTATCATTTGTGTTGTCTAGTATCGCTTTTACTTCTTTTTCTGTAAAATAGATTATCTCTTTCTTCTTAGCTCTTGATTTCTTAGTAGGCACCATTAGATCTCTTAGTTTAAGGCATTCAATAACTGTTTTTAAGAAGGATCTGTAAACATTATGCTTTCTTTGGCATAATTGGTCTATTGTTTCCTGGGTTAAGTCTTTATTGAGCAATTTGTTTGCATAATAGCCATAATTTTGCTTTATGTTTGTACTGTACTCATGCAGCTGTAGATATTCTTTATATTTGGTTAATTGTTCATTATCGAATAGCATAATATCACCTAGTGGTACTTTTAATGTAGATAGTTATAAATTTATTGGTTTGTGGTTTATTCTCCCTCATAACATGGCTGAAAATCAATAGATAATGCTAGTATTGTGCCCTTTTTTGTTATCTCTGCATATACTGGGTAATAACCATCTCCTATCCCCGAAGTACCAACTACCCCTGCCCCAGGCCTCCCACTCTTGAAATTGTCTCTCCGTCCCCATTGAATTCAAACTCGTCTGCTACAACTTTATATTTCTCCTTCAAGGTTTCCAAAAACAACATATCTTTCTTTTCTTCTGTATATGTCATTTCATCATACCATCTACACATCTCCTTATCTTTTATTTTTTTGTATTTCATTCTTTACACCTCGTTTTTGTTTTAATCTAGTCTGCTTTATTTTCCAATTTCTTTTAACAACCATCATCAACTTTTTTTTATCCATATCATAATATTTATTTAATCTCTTTATTGTGTCTTTGTAAAATCTCCTTTTTTCAATAAATTTTTTGAATAACATTTTAAAAAAGTTATTAAAAGGGGTTTATAAACCCCTCTTTTCAATCTCTTTATTTAATGCTGTTCTTAATCCCCTGATTTGTTCATCATTTGCTTTAATCAAATAATCACCTAGTCTTTTAAACTCCTTTGCTGTTAGTCCGTTTATATTCATTTTTCACACCTCATATAAACTATTGGCCACCCATGGCCAATAGTCTATTTATCTCTTTTGTTGTTTGGTATGGATCACAACAGAATACACTTATTACATATCCATCATTCGTTGTGATTGTCCCCATATCCTTTTCATATATTGTTTGTTTTTTCATTGTGTCACCTCTTTACTATATAGATTAGTATAGGATAGGTAGTATATAAATGTTTCGATTATTTGATAAAAACTTTTAAGCATAGATTAAACTATTTAATCAATAAAAACAGAATTCAAATTTCATTTATAAATCAAAAAACTATAGCTTTCCTGGTGGTACATCTGAACGGTTCTTTCTTGCTTCATAATATTTTTTACCACTCTTTGAAATCCGATAACCTAGATCAAGAAGAAGTAAGAAACCTTCTTGTTTGATACTTTTCCTGGTTCCAGTCTGATGATATTTTTTTTTGTTTCTTTTCAGCTTTCTGATCTTGGCCAAATGTTTGAGTAATTTAGTTCGGTTCATAACCATTTGTTTGCACCCCCACTATATATAGTGATTTGGGTTCATTGATACTATATAGGTTTATATTACCCCTTGCTACATTATATACATAATGTAGGTTATATTACTATCCCCCCCTTGAGGGGGTGTTTATTGAGTATGTTAGTAGCATTGTCACCGAATGAGTCTTTAAACTTGGCTTCCGTAGCAATATCCTTATATTCTTTAAAAATGCGGTCGATAGAGCGTTTAACATATGGTTTCTCGCCATAAACTTCGTTAGTTATCTTCTCCATTAGTTCAAAAACTTCTGGGGTTTTATATCCCATCTTTTTATAATATATACCAAATGCTTTCTTAAAATTAATGTCCTTTGATTGGCTCTCTTGCTCTTTATGTCTCTCCGCAAATCGTTTTAAGCTATCCTCTTTTTTCTTGAGGTAAATTTCTTTATCGACGCAATATTGATTGGTAAACGAACCGATAAAGTTACATTTGATAAGATTATAGTTCTTTTGTCGTCGAGATTTTGCAATATCAAATAATATCTGTTTCTTTTTCTTATTGAAGAATTCAAATTGCCCTCGAGAAAACTTTACAATTGGTTGTCCGTTCTCCTCGATAAGTTTTTCTTTTCTATAGACGTTAATAAGGCATTCACTCCGAGCTACTGATATATTTTCTTTGAGTTCAAAGAAGTCTGGGCATACAATTACAAAGATATGATTCAACTGGCCGCATTCCGCAAAAAAATCTAACAAGTCTTGTTGGAATGCCTTCATTGCTTTGCTCGCCGCTAAACCTTCCCTTCCCTCGTCGTAATGAATGATAGAATACTTAGGCAATGTCTGAGCTTTCTTTACCATTTCTTTATTATCAAAGAATATATTGTCGAGAGAATAGGCATTCGGGTTTAATTTCTCTAGTTTGTAGGCGAGATATGCGCATACTGTCATAGCCAATACGCTTTTACCGACTCTAACGCCTCTATCTCCAGTGATCAATAGGACAAAGTCCCAATCTGATGTTACATTATAGACGAGAGAGTTCAATGTCTTAGCTAAGTACCCGTCTATATACCAACTGCCGCCTTTCCATGGGAATTTCATTCTTATCGACCAGCTAAGGCATACCTAGGGTCTGATTTCTTAGAGATATTCATGCCATAGCTTTGCTCTTTGTTTCTTAACACCATCTCCCAATCATAAAAGCCATGTATTATATCCATATCAATACTTGGTTGGCCTTCCTCTTCTGCTTTCCTTATCTTTTGGTAATTGGTCCTGTTATCTTTATAGTTTTTTGTCTGTTCAGTATCATCTTTGTCGTCCATAACCGCAAGGAGTTCAAAAAAGTACGCCTCAAGGTATGCAAAGTAATCGTGTATGTCCCCACCACGTCGAGAATCAGCCAATGCCTTCTTTATCTTATCAATTCGCATGAGAGTAGCGATGGCAGAATTAAAATCAGATTGTTCTTGCTCTTCTATCTTATCTTTTGGCATTTTCTAGCTAACTTCTAGTGTTTATTACCCACTGGACAAGGTGGTATACTATATATAGTATGTACCCATATTATATATAGTATTACATGTACTAAAAAATCCAAACTTTATAAACCTTTCTATCTCTCAAATAGAAAAGTTTATATAAACCCATACATAAGGCAAGTATAGTTAGTGCAAATAAATCATTTCCTCAACAGTTCAACAAAAATCAGGTGCTAGTCAACATGGTAATATTGCAACACCCCCGAATGTGTTTATTACTTCTTAAGGCTAGCACTTTTTCTCACCTCAAAGATGGTAAGAGTATTTAGAACACCAGAAGGCAAGACAGTAACGATTACTAGGAGTGAGGTAGTACCTTCTGCTGACTGGACAATGATATCAAACACCAGTACACCTCAAGTACAGACAACAACACAAAAGATACCAACACCCCAAGGGGCAACTGGAAATGAAAGACAGATCATTGAAAAGACAAACTTAATAAATAAAAAGAGAGCTGAACTGCAAGGCATACGGGACAATATATCGAGATTGGAAATAGAACTCATAAAACACCCTAGTTCTGAAATGATACAACAACAACTAAAGTCACAAAGGAGATCATTAGATAGACAACATAGGATAATAAGCAATGCAGAGAGAAGGTTACAGCAAGCTAGAGATAGGATGGGTGGGATTCCTGCTGAACAAAGGGAAGTGATAGATAAAGAAACAGGCAAATCAGTTCCATTCCATAAGAAAAGGATAGGTGCAGTAGTGAGGGGTGGAGAAGTTACAAGGGAGACAGTTGAAGCTGCACGACAAAAAGGTTTACAAGAAGGATTTTATGACGTGAAACTTGTAGAACAAGAACAACCTGAACTAAAAGAACAAGAACTAATTGTTAGACCACTGAGTACAAGAGGAGAACCAACTGGTCCTTGGACATTGAGAAAGAGTGTAGGTGGTCAAGCAGTAGAACTAGAAGAACAACCGCCACCAGGCATAAGAGAACAAGAACTATTCATCAGAGAAGTAAGGCCAAGTGGGGAGCGTGGAGAATGGCAACCTAGAAAAGCATTAAAAGGCGTTCTTGAACTAAAAGAAACACCAGTCGAGGTGATGAGAGAAGAGACAACAACAAAACAAGAGTTTGTCAGACATTTAGAGACCAAACTCAAAGCCAAAGGTCAGTTTGAAGGAGAACAGATTGTATCATTTCCATATGTTGGTGGTTTTGCTCTAGTGCCAGAAACAGCAAAAGCACAGCCAACATTTGAAAGAAAACTAGGCACTGGTATAATGTATCATTCACTTACAGTTATTGAAAAAGCAAAGTTTCAATACGAAAAGGCAAACAAAAAGATTTCTGGTTGGTTAAAGAAAGTAACGCCATCAATGAAAGGTATTGAAGAATGGAAAATTAGAGGAGAAGAAAGCAAGATCAGGAAATGGGAGAGAGAACACTTGCCAGATTGGTTGGCAGGCCCTAAGGTGACAAGAAAACAGCAAGACAAAGACTTTATTGCTGGCTTAAGACGTGGAGCTTATGAAGATATTAGGGAAAGGCCATTAAAGTTTGCAGTAACTGCAGCAGCATTTGTTGGAGTAAGTGGAGTATTACAGCTAGGCGGTGCAGCTTTAGCAGCAAAAGGTGTACAGATATGGAAACCTATAAAATATAGTTTTGCCATTGGTCTGCCAGCAGTGTATGGCTTGGCAAAGTACCAACAGATTAAAATGCTGCCAACTAGGAAAGCAAAATATGAGGCAGGTGGTAGGATAGCGACAGAGCTTAGTGCTATGGTTATTGGTACAGGAATAGGCTCAAGATTATGGCCAAAGATTGCTGGTTATATTAGAACAAGAGGTATGAAAGAAGTGCTAGCAGAAGAAATAATTGAACCCAAAGTTTTAACTGGAGAAAAAACATTTCCAACAGCACCAACACGAGTCCATATGAAGAAATTTATTGATACAAAGTATAGGTTGCCAGGCACAGAAGAGAGATTAGGAGTTTGGCACGCAGGGCCAGAGACATTTGCAAAGACAACAATAACCAAAGTAGGAACAAGTGAACTGCCAGGGTTATATACAAGCCCATCATTGAGTCAATACTTTTTGAAGGTAAGCAAAGGAAGCTCAGTATATGGTGCAGAGCTGTTCCCCCAAGGATTGAGACCGACAGCAGTATATGTTTACCCTAAAGGGATAAGCAGATTATTTGGTGGTAGAGGAACAATGTATAAATTCTTATTGCAGAAAGCACCTAAAGGCAAAGCATATGTGCCAGGCATAAAGTCAGAGATTGAGGCAATCATACCACCAGAAACAAAACTGTTTAGGGCAAGAGCAAGATATTATACTAAAGTTGAGGGTGTTAGAGTGCCGATCTATGAGTATGAAGTTCAAGGAGCAGGTGCACTTAAACTGCTTGGTGGCAAAGTGCCAAAAGCATTGCCATTTAAGAGGATTGTCAGCTCTTATTCATACACAAGGGCACCATTGACTAGCCCATTAGGTTTTGCAGTGAGTTATAAATTATCTAAAGTATTGAGCTATAAGCCAAGCTATTATACTCCAAGTTATAAGAGCATAACATCTTATGTACCATCTTACAAAACATCTTACAAGCCAAGCTATGCTATAAGCTACAAGCCAAGTTATGTGCCAAGCTATAAGCCGAGTTATACTCCATCCTACAAGCCCAGTTACAAGCCTAGCTATAAACCATCTTACAAGCCATCATACCAACCTAGTTACAAACCAAGTTACAAGCCTAGCTATAAGCCTTCATATAAGCCAAGTTATAAGCCATCATATAAGCCCAGTTACAAACCTTCATATAAACTTAGTTATAAGTTATCTTACAAAGAAAGCTACAAGGAATTGTTCAAGCCATCACCTCCTCCCATCAAGATCAAACCTAAACCATTGATAGGGAAAACGAGAGTTAAGCGGAAGAAAAAGAAGTTAAGGAGAAGAACCATATACAACCCAAGCTTAGAGGCAACCCATCTGCTAGAAGTAGGAGAAGCACCAGACGTGTTAACAGGAATAGAACTAAGGCCAATCCCAGTTGGGAGGATGGCAATAAGGATTTAAGATGATAAGAGAATTAGTAATATTCATAATCTTTGGAACTATTATAATATACCTATTAGCAGACCTAGACCTATTGCCTGATTGGTCTGAATGGAAGGAGTTATTGATACCATGAGCATATTCAAACCGAAGAAAGATGATTTAGGAAGAGAATTACAGGCCAACAAAGAGATGAACACGATGAATGTTGG